AGAACTGCGCCCGAGAGCAATCAGAAGTGCTTGGGGAGAGACTTGAATCAGATGAATGGCAACGAGTGTCATTCTCAGCAGATTGCCTTGGAGGAGACGAAGATGAACTTGGGTACGAGTGCAGTATCTGTGGACAAGACTATTCAGAGTGTGGATGCCCTGGGCCAACTCAAGACGGATATGAGTACAAAGAAATTAACGGAGAGATGTACGCAAGGGAGAGCGTACAAGGGGGGAGCGAAGGACTTGCCTGCACAGACGGAGGGAGTCCCACCACACGCTGGCCCGCCCGCCCCGGAGAAGAGCAATACGAGTGGGAAGAACCACGGGTCGTGGCCCACCGCAAGGTCGAGCGATGCGGAGGGCGGAAGGATAAGGACGGAAAAGACGGAGAAGGGATTTCGGAGCAAGAGGGAGAAGAGCGATCAATACTTCGGAGCGAAACTGCGGGATGCGGCGGAGATGGAGAAGCCCCCAACGATGAAGCTCAATCCGAATTGGGTGGAGCAATTGATGGGTCTGCCCGTGGGGTGGACGCAACTGCCAACCGAGTGGATCGCTTGAGGTTATTGGGAAATGGCGTTGTGAGCGCCTGCGCGGAACTGGCATGGAGAACTTTATGGAAGGAATTGAATGAGAGAGAAAGGAACTGAGTGATGGGACAATTCATGGGCTGGGCAAGTTACGATTTGAAGACGATTTGCGTTCATTGCGGAGAGACCGGCCCACGCGAGGACATGGAGGATCATCATTGCGAGGAGATGGATGACGAGGAGGACGAAGACGAAGAAGAGAGTGAGGAAGCGTGAACGTATGCTCACCCTGCCCGAAGCTCAGGAAGCGGAGAAGCGCTTTTGGAGCAATACGGAAGTCATTCGGTTCGAGGTTGGGAGAGATGGAGAGAAGCGCCCCGTGCGCTCAAAGGTTCATCGCGTAGTGCCTAGTGACTTCTTTGACTTTGGAAAGGGGCGCAAGAAGTGAGTGGCGGGGGCAGACAATTGATTCACGAAGTGAAAGTATTGCTTAGACGTTGGGAATTGGAATCCGATCTTTTGCAGGAGGAGATAATTACGTGCCTCAAGGACGGGGTGAATGAGTATTACCAGGAGGATGTCGTGGATTTTGATAGTGAGATAGATTTGGGGGAGGACGAATGATGAACCTTTACAAACCGACCAAGAAGATAGGCACTTGGCAACAGATGGTGGTTCGCATGACCAAGGAGCGTGACGAACTGGTTGCGAGGAACAAGAAGCTCGAAGAGGAGAACATGGGACTCAAGCGCAGATGTTCCGACTTGTGGAAGGAAGTGACTGAGGAACGGGCGAAGAATGATTCGTGAAATGTCCCAAGGGATGGAATCCGACCTTTTGGCGCAAATACGGGCGAGCGATACCCGAATCAGTTGTCGAATTACCACGGTGCGACTTGAGAAACCTCGGGCCACCATGCTCGAAATTCGACCCCGAGACGTTGGAACGGATACTGAAGGCTGGGCAGTTGGCCCGCAAGAAATCCCGGTTGAAACGCTCGAAGAAGCGATAATCTTGGGAATGGAGATACAGGCGAGGGAATGAACTTAAGCGCAGATAATGTAAGAGATAGCATACCATTGTTCCGCAATGGAAGTGGAGGTTTGATCCCTACCTCTGCGCACCAATTGATATTCAGCAAGTGCAACGTACACCGAGCGTGTGAACTAAATAAATTATGGCACAGTAGATTTCCCGACATACATTGGAGTAACGTTGTCAGAAATAAAGATTACGTTTGTTTCGTGGCGGAATTTGACATGATTGCATACGCTTGCGCTATTTGGTCTAGTCCGATTGCGGCAAATCGACTATCGGGGGGTAGCGCTTGTCTCGAACTGAGACGAATGGCAATCGCTTCCGATGCTCCGCAAAATACCGCTAGTAGAATGCTTGGATGGATGCGTAGGTATATAAAGAAGGAACTCCCCCATATTGCTCGACTAATATCATATCAAGACACAAGCGTGCATAGTGGAACTATATATAAGGCAAGCGGATGGATTCCGTCATCCATTAGCAAAGGTACTTCGTGGACAAACAAAAGTCGCAAGAGAAACAAAGAACAGTCGTTAAGTGATAAAGTTCGTTGGGAGTTGGGAATGGAGATACAGGCGAGGGAATGCCCAAGATAACCTATACTGACGAGGTAGACGCGAGGTTTGGCATCCCGTGGACTGATGATCTCAAGTATGACAAGGGCGAGCTTGTATGCGCGTTGAGCGAGGAAGAGATTGATCGCTTGACCATCGAAGACCCCGAGCGCGCAGAGACGCTCACTCGCTTGTTGATGGATCAACCTACTAGCGAGAAGGAAGATCCCATACAATGGGGATGGACTCTGCCCGGATGGAGACGGGTGATGGAGAGATTCGACAAGGACAAGATCCACGTGATACTTGGAGGGAACAGATCGAGTAAGACCATGTTCGCATCTCGTATGCTCGTACACTTGGCTCAGGCAATACCCGAAGCTGAGATACGATCCATGCACGTAACTGAGGAGCGCAGTATTCAAGATGCGCAGAAAACGATTTGGCAAAATTTGCCCATGCGTTACAAGCGGAGCAAGAAGAAGAGCGCGAATCATAGCTTGCAATATAATCAGAAGAACGGATTCAATTCGGCAAAGGCAATCCTTCCCCCGACAATCGCAGGGGCTGAACGAGGAAGCACGATATATTTTAACAACTATCGCCAGTACATGGCAGACCCGCAAATCTTCGAGGGATGGTCTGCTCATGCAATCCACCTTGATGAAGAAGTGCCTGAGAGCATATTCAATACCTTGCTGGGCAGAACCGCAGACTATCATGGACGATTGATCCTTACCTTCACTACGCTCCAAGGATGGACACCATTGATCAATAGCTTGCTCAAGGGTGCGGAGACGGTACGGACGAGATATAGCGAACTCTTGCAAAGGGAATTGCCCATTGAGCAAATCTCCGCGAATTGGCCTGATTGTAGGATACATTACTTTTGGTCAGAGCAAACTCCATTTATTGATTACAGGGAATTGGTACGCACTTATTCCAAACAACCGCAGGAGGTAAAGCTTGCCCGCCTGTACGGTATCCCGTCCAAGTCGTTTGAGGGACGTTTTCCAAAATTTCAGCGCGAGACAAACGTTATTCCGCATGAGAGAATTCCGTTCATTGCCGATCCATCACTCAAGGTCACTAAGTATTTCGTATGCGATCCGGGCGGGAGCAAGCCTTGGGTTGCGATATGGGCGGGTGTGGACTTACAGGGACGTATTTACGTATATCGGGAGTTCCCTGACAGTACGATGGGAGCATGGGCATTACCCCACGTAAACAATGCCGGAAAGAGCGTGGGAAAACCCGGTCCTGGACAGAAGCCCTTGGGATGGGGGTACAATCAATACAAGGAACACTTCGAGGATTTGGAAGACGAGGAGGATATATTCGAGAGAATAGTAGATCCGCGCATGGGATCGGCAACGGTGCGCGAGAAAGAGGGCGAATCAAACATCATCACCACGATGAGCAACCTAGGATTCGTATTTCGTCCCGCTCCAGGTGTGGACATAGAAGCAGGAATTGCAAAGATCAATGACGCTTTGAGTTGGGACGATACCGAACCCATGACCGATCAGAACACTCCTCGCTTGTTTGTGAGTGACAGATGCGAGAATTTCATATCCTCGATGATTGAGTATAGCGGGCAATCGCGTCAGGAACATTTCAAGGATTTCGTGGATTGCATACGCTATTTAATGGTCAGCGGAGCGGATCACGTGACCAAACGCGACCTCATGATCACGGGAGGCGGAGGATATTAGGTTGACCCGTAAGGGGAATTACCTTACACTTTGCTACGCTTATGTTAAGTGCCGCTGATCCCGAACTTCTATACGTCTCGAAAGAACCGGACATTGCGTATCTGTCGCAGACTTACAAGCAAACGCAATCCGATCTAGGAGAGTGGCTTGACCGCAGGCAACGCGACTATGACGTCCGTAATTGCCAATGGTCAGGCAAGTCTGATGACTTCAAGAAACACTCATCTTTGTCATCTACTGGCGAAGTATTTCCTTGGAATGGAAGCTCAGACCAAGAGGTAAGGCTTGCGGACGAGTTGATCGGATGTCGGGTAGCGATGGTGATGAACGCAATCAGACGCGCTCACATCGTTGCGACCCCTACGGAATCCAATGACGTAGAACGAGCCTCGGTAGTGAGCAACTTCTTGCGTTGGTTGATCAACTCCAAGATGGACGAATTTTATCCACAGATTGAACTTGGACTGCAAAACCTCTTCGAGAAGGGGATGATGGTTCATTACACGTGGTACGAACAACAAGACCTGAAACAACAACAAACGATCAAGCTTGAGGAGATCGCGCAAGTTTTGCCCGCCATTGCAGAAGTCATACAGGACGGATCAATGGATGATGAACTGAGCGAAACCCTCAAGCAACAATTCGGAGTGAGCAAGTCGAAAGGACGAGCGATGCTCCGCGAGTTACGCAAAGACGGTGAGACTACCGTTCCGGTTACGCGAGAGGTCGTGAGCCGCCCCAAGATCCGCTCACTCGCACCTGACGAGGACGTGTTTTGGCCTAACTACACGATTGATCCACAGGAAGCGCCCTACGTATTCCACGTGGTCAATATGACCCCCGAGCAAATACGCTCCAAGATAAATACGGAAAAGTGGGACAAGGAATTTTGCGAATCGGTAATTGATCTGACAAACAATGCGGAAGCGGATAGCAACCTATATAATATCCGCGAGCAAGATCAGTTCGTGCATACTGACGATCAATACGTAAAGATCGTATATTGCTATCAAAGACTCTTGGACGAGGATAACATTCCGGGTATTTACTGCACGGTATTTCATCCTGACGTTAGCGAGTCCTATGCCAAGCACCAGTTAATGGACTATGCTCATGGCAAGTATCCTTTCCAAGTAACCACGCTTGAGAAGACTTCCAAGCGTTTGTACTCGTCTAGGTCATACCCCGAACTGATCGAATCGCTTCAGCAAGTACTCAAGGTGGAAACCGACTCTGCGATTGACGCTCAGTCATTGACCACTTTGCCACCAATAGAACATCCCCTTGGTCGCGCCCCGACAAAGTGGGGGCCGGGTATTCGCATTCCTTATCGCACACCTGGAGAGATCAGATTTGCCGACACCCCTCGCGGTTCGACCGTGAACGTCGAGCTACGCAGATACATCAAGGAACAAGCTGACAGATACTTTGGCAGAAACGCACCCGGGGTCGATCCCGTGGAAGCGCAGATGAAGCAGCAGGAGGTCATCGACAAGTGCTTCCAGCACCTCAAGCAAGTACTTGATCAGATATTTAGTTTATATCAGCAATACGGGCCTGACCAAGAATACTTCCGAGTAACCGGAATGCAGGATATGCAGAAGTTTGCCAAGGGCAACTCCGGTGAACGCTTTGACTTTTACTTGCAATTCGATGCCGCCACGCAAGATCCCGCCCAAATGGTCGAGCGCGTAAAGGCAATAGCCGAGCTTGGCGGTATGCTTGACAAAAACGGAGTGCTTGATACCGAGCGACTCCTTCAAGTCGCAGTCGGACAAATCTTACCGGGAGCGGCAGAGAGCATTATCGTACCCAAGGAAACTGCATCGCAAAAAGCGGTGGAGGAGGAGAGGCAGACGATTGCGGAGATATATGCAGGCGTGCCTCCTAACGTTCGTCCGAATGATGCGCATGAGATGAAGCTTCAAGTATTTCAACAATGGTTGGCGCAACCCGACGTCACGCAAAAGGTACAACAAGATCCTGCTCTGCAAGAGCGTATACAGAACTACCTTCAGCAAAGACAAATGCAAGTCACGCAACGTCAGAACGCTGAGATTGGAAGACTCGGGGCAGCCCCAACGCAATTCGGGGAAACTCAAACACAATAGGAGGACGCAGATATGCCACATGGTAAAGGAACGTACGGAAGCAAGGTTGGAAGACCACCTAAGAAGAAAGCAATGGCGCGCAAAAGAATGCCTGCCAAAATGAAGAAGATGCGCAAGCGCAAGTGAGCGTAACTTATCGCAAGGAAAAATTTGGCGGGTACAACAAGCCAAAGCGCACACCCGGCAAATCAAAGAAGTTTGCAGTTCTTGCCAAGGAGGGCGATAAGGTACGCTTGGTAAGATTCGGAGATCCGAATATGAAGATACGCAAGTCCGAACCTGCAAGACGAAAGTCTTTTCGAGCTAGGCATAAGTGCGATCAGAAGAAATCAAAACTCACGGCAGGATACTGGTCGTGCAAAAAGTGGTGATATGCCCAAGGACGCTTGTTACAAGAAGGTTAAGAGAAGGGTAAAGGTATTTCCATCTGCCCGAGCGTCCCAACAAATTGCAAAGTGTCGAAAGTCAAAAGGTCAGGTACGAAAGACCAAAGCGGGTACTAGTCTGAAAAGATGGAAGTCCGAAAAATGGAAAGACACGCGAACCGGAAAACCATGCGGGCAAGGAGGAAAGAACGAATATTGCCGACCTACCAAAAGAGTTTCCAAGAAAACGCCCAAGACGAAATCCGAAATGTCCAAGAGCCAACTTGCGAAAAAGAAAGCTGAGAAGAAAAAAGTAGGCATGGGAAGACGAGTTAAATCCGTAAGGAGAAAGTAATATGCCCCGAAAGAAAAAGACCTACCACGAAATCGATCCCGAAGAAGCGATTCAAGCATTAAACGTCCTCAAGGGAGAACCGAATTTTTTGAAGTACATCGAGATGCGCGAAGAGATGCGTGAGGAAGTGATTCGCCAGTTGCAAATACCCGAAGTGGTTGCCTGCACGAACAGACACTTCATGCTATGCGGAAAGCTCGAAGCGATAGACGAAGAACTAGACACTTTTTATAAGCTCTAGAACAGTTCATTCATAGGGGTAGCCCCCTTGCGAGATCCGCCACACTACCTCGCGAGGGGGTTTTTTGTTGCAATGTAAGGAGAATTACCTTACACTTTGCTACATCTAGCGAAAAGAGCGCTAAGAATTATGACAGTCGAATCAATCGAAACCGAAGTTGCTACCTCTGAACAAGCTGAGAGTAGTGAAACGCCAAGCGAGGGCAATCTGACTATCCAGGAGTATGCGAGCAATTTGCTCAAATCTCAGGAGACGGAGGAAACACCCGAGCAATCTGAAGAAGAATCCGAATCCGCTGAAGAACAAGCTGCGGAAGAAGAGGAATCCGAGGAACAACAGTCTATCGAAGAACCGGATGAATCGGAGCAACCCGATCCGCCCGCAGAACCTTCGACCGTTCTTTCTAAATACAATATTGACCTGGATGCTTTATCCGAAGAAGAAACCAAGGAGTTGGCTAAGTCTTTGTCTTTGAGCGCAGTAAAGAGGTTTGGAGACCTTACTGCTCAAAAGAAAGCGTTAGCCGCAGAGAATGCCGAGCTACAAGCGCAAGCCCAAGCAACGCCAAAATCTGACGAACAACCTGAGTTCCTAAAGGATAACGCATTGCATAACGTAACCGACGTCAACGCGCTGACCAAGGAAGTCGAGAACCTCACCACGCTCATCGAGTGGACGGAAGAGGGACTTGAGAACGAAGTCGAGTATGATGATGACGGAAACGAGTACGTCGCTAAAGATGGAGATAAGACCTACACCAAGGCAGACCTTCGCAGAATACGGGCTAACGCTCGCAAGATACTGCGAAAGGATGCACCCGCGAGACAGAAATGGATCGAGGAGCGCCACCAAAGCGACCAACACGCAGTTCAGACCTTTTCCTTTCTAAGCGATGGGGAGAGCGAAGAGTACAAACTGTTTATGCAAACCAAGGAAAACCCGCTTTACAAGCCTTTGATTCAGCATCTGCCCAATGGAAACTTTGCTTTGGGATTGATGATCGAAGGAATGAAAGCGGTACAAGCCCGCCAGGTCGATTCGAGCAAACCGAAACCCAAGCCCAAAGCTCCAGTCGCTTCAGTCGAAGCAGGAGCAAGCAAGCCAAGGACGGAGAACTCGCAACGAAAGAAAGCTCTGCAAGCGGCTAAGGCCAAGTTCGAGGAATCGGGCAACATCACAGACTTCCAACACTACATAAAACTCAAGCGGGCAACCGCATCTTAATTTAACAAACCAAGGAGGATACCAAGATGGCATCAAGTACATCATACAACACCGCAGGTAATCGTGAGGACTTAACCTCAATTATCAGCGTGCTAGAACCTGAATCAACGCCTTTCGTCAGCATGATGAAAAAGGCTAACGCAACCGGAACATTCGTAGAATGGCAGGCCGACAAGCTTTCCACTCCAAACTTTGACGGAGTCAATGAAGGCGAGGACGTAAGTTCTTTCAAGAACCAAGCTGAAGATCGCACTCGTTTAGGAAACTACGTTCAGAAGTTTAGAGATACTTTTCAAGTTTCCGACATACAGGAACTTGTAGACACCGCAGGAGTCGCATCCGAGTTCGCAAACGCTGAGTCCAAAGCAGTACGAAACGTAAAGCGTTCAATCGAATCTGCATTCTGTTCCGCACAAGACCGTCAGGCAGAAGCCGGAAGTGGCACGCCTTACAAGACTCGCGGATTGCTCAAGTGGCTCGGATCGGGTGGACAACCTTCCGATTTGCCAGCAGCCTACCAGTGTGTTGCTTCGGATACCACGGGTACGCAGACCGAAGCTACCTTCAATAGCGTTCTTCAAGAACTCTATCAAGCCAACGGAATGCCCGGTGGACAGTTGACCTTGATTGCAGGCCCGAGCCTCAAGCAAGAGATCAGCAACTTCTCACGTCAGGCATCTGCGACTAACAATACTTACGTTGTCAACCAGGATGCCGAGTCCCGCAAGATCACGCTTACCGTGAATCTCTACGAAGGAGATTTTGGGAATGTCAGCATTGTTGCTTCGCTTTTCGTAAATCGGACGAGCGGTTCTGACACGGTTGACGCTGATGCCGGATTGCTCGTTGATCCCGAATACGTCGGAATGCACTCGCTCAAAGCCGAATCCGCTACCGAGTTGGAAGACCAAGGTGGAGGACGCAGAGGTTTCGTAGACGTCATTGCCGGACTTGCCTGCTACGCTCCAAAGGCTCACGGGTTCTTTAACTAATCCATCTAACATCAAGGAGATTTAACCAATGGCTAATACCGACGTAACACTCGACAACGCTCGCAAGAGCGTTCTTTCAAACCAAGAACGCGCACAAGGATTTACGCACAAGTGGAAGATCCTTTTTACCGACATTGACGAAGGCTCAGGGTCTTCCGATACCGTCACCGTGGCTCTTGGAAACACACCAACAGACTTTGTTATCTCAAAAGCTATGATCAACGTGACCACGGCCATGACTGGCACGGGGGCGCTGGCGGCTGAATTGGGAACGGACGGTGACCCGAATAACTTCATCGAGTCCACTTCCGTAACCGCAGTTGGCCCGATCATTGCCGCTCAAGGTGCAGTACCAAAGACCCTTGCCGGGACTTTTGCCGCTGCCGCTGATGCCTTGCAGATCAAGTTCACCAACTCCTCTTCCGGTTCGCCTTCCGCGCTTACCGCAGGCGAGCTTGACGTGTACTTGGCAATGCATAGCGCTAACGACGTAGGCTAATATATTTGTCGTTGTTTAGGGGTTGGATCGCGTTTTTGTGTTATTTTCGCGATCCTTCCCCGACACGGCAAGTTAACCCTTAACAACTATGTCCGAGATTTTCATACCTAAGTGGAAAGAAGGAAACGGTAGTTCTTTCATGAAGAATCTTGAGAGGCATTTGCGTTACGAAGTTGACCTCGAAAAGTACGAGGCAAAAAAGCGCGAAATAGAATGTGGCAAGGAGAACGAACAAGGTGGAATGATGGATGGGGTAGGGCAATTGAAAGCGACTATCCCTGCACGCGAATACTTCAGATGGCAACAGTTCAAACCAGGATGCTGGGGAGACAAGCAATTTGTTGATGAGTTCTTGCGTGACAATCCCGCATTGAAGACCAAATCATTTGACAAGAAGACCTTCCAAGGAGGTTTAGGACTAGCATGAGAAGAATAACGGTTTCCGCTCTCACTACTAATTTAACAAACCTTATTGGGGTTGATTCCTTACTCACCGCAGAATCTACTGCGGCTTTGAGAAGTTTCAATCGTTTTGGACGCTTGGCATGGACTCGTACTGCATGGCCATTCGTATCGCGCCTTACGCAAATTGTACCTGATCTTCGTGTCAGGAGCATAGACGTGGGTAGCGGGGGGGCTTCATACACTTCCGCTCCAACCGTTACGGTAGCGGGAGCGGCAACTGCGACTGCGACCATCAATAGCGATGGAGAGGTAAATGGCATTGCGGTAACTGCGAATGGCACGGGATACGTCTCTGCCCCTGCGGTAAGCTTCAGCGGAGGCGGAGGCTCGGGAGCAACTGCAACTGCGAATATGCTTAGTTACCTAGACTTCGGGACTACGATAAGCGAAGTGTTCCGAGTGACTGACAAAGACCCCTATGGGGGTAGCAATTTTACGGACGTCGCGTTTAGAAACATATACGTCACGGGAGCGAGTGATTATGGGGAAGCTATCTTGCCTAACCGAGCTTCAACAAGCCCGGTGTGGGTATATTATCGCATACCCTTTCCCGAATACGCTTCTGACTCCGATGATTTTCCATACGTATTTGCAGAGTATGTAGTACAAGCTGCGTATTCCGATTGGCTAACCGCAGACGGACAAGCAGAAAAAGGACAAGTTGCGCTTCAGCAAGCGGAACAAATTTTACAGATTGAGCTGGATATGCTCGAAAGACAAGAAGGACAATCCCAACCACTTTTAATTGAAACTTATGGCACGACCATAGCGTCACCAGCATAACAGGAAATATATCATGGCATCTACAAGTGAATATCGCGGACTCGGACTTAATGGGGGTGAGTACATAAATGATACTGCCGTCCATAACAACACTAACGGATGGTTTGCCATCCAAGCAACAGAAGCAACCGTGCTTGCCGCGCAATCTAGTAACATCACGAACCTCGATGACATCTGTACCGGACAGGACGCAACCGAGCTTGCGGCAGGGATGGTCTTGTATGGCAACTTTACGAGCATCGATCTGACGAGTGGTGCGGTAATTGCGTACAACGTCTAGTCGTGGGTTCTGCGACCATAGCGCTCGGGCTTGGCTTGGGCGGAGGAAAATCGTCAACCGCTTCGGGCAGACCGGGTGGAGGGGGGAGTTTTGCAAACGATTACTCTCTCGACCTAGACGGTACAAATGACCGTTGTTCGACAAGCGTTGGGTCAACAAGTGGATCAAATGGAGCAATCTCCATATCCGATGAGTTTTCTATATCGGTTTGGTTTCAATGTACGTCATCAGCAGGATGGGATTTAATCGGCTCTGGTACAGGAGGTAATGCATGGTACTTTGGCTTAGTGAAGAGCGGATCAACCGCCTACTACAAGCAAGCAGGGGGGCTTTCAGCATTTAATAGCTCAAGCGTAATTTCGTACAACGCATGGCATCACTTGCTCATAACTAGAGACTCTTCGGATGACATAAAAGTATTCTTGAACGGTAACTCCACACCCATTGCATCAGGCAACGATAATTCACCAATGAACCTCGACTATATCGGTGTTTACTACAATGGGTCTTACGACCCATTCAAAGGACAGATCGATGAGTTTGCCATTTGGGACTCCGACAAAACCTCAAGCCTGTCGGACATTTACAATTCGGGGGCAGCAGGAGACTTAACCTCACTCAGCCCTAATCATTGGTGGAGATTTGAGGAAGGTTCGGGGACTACTTGCGCAGATAGTGGTTTCGCCACTCACTTGAATCCCCTCAACCTCGATAACGGAGCAGGCCATTCGTCCTCAGTACCATCATGAGCAAGACATTTTGCATTATTGATCAATCGGATGTCGCTGACGTTGACTTTAGCCAAGTATTCGAGACGAGTGCCGATACTTTAAGATACAACGTCGCAGGAGACAAAACCTTTGTAAAGTACGAGGGCGCAAAACCTCGCTTTTTATATGGCAAGGACACTTACACATATTCGCAGATACTAGACATACTGTCAGGTAGCGAATGGAGTCCACCGTTGCCCGAATGAAACGCACGCACATGATACTTTTGGCAGATGGCATACTGTTATTAACCCTTGTGATACTCAAGGGAGGATAACCTGGTGGAAACCTACATATTCCTCGGATTGTCGGTTGCGGTAAGCGTGATCGGATTTTTTCTAAAGCGAATAAAGGAAGAAGTGGACGTGCAAAAAGCCAAGAACGGGAAGCTGGAGATCGGAGTAGCCCGGCATTACGAGAAGATCCGCAACCTCGAAAAGCTTGCCGAGGATCGGCGCGAAGACGTGAAGAGAATTTTTGAACTTATAGGTAAGAAATGAGCGAAGAAGGGGAGATTAACGAGAACGCATCAGCAAAGGTACAACTTGCCTTTGCCGCCAAGGTGATAGCTTTGGTCGGAACTGCGGTATGGGGCTATAGTGTCATCGTAAACCGGCTAAATACCATAGAGATGGACTTGGGGCGTATCCAACATGAGATGGAACTAAACACGGAGTTTCGTATTAAGTGGCCTCGGGGAGAAATTGGCGCACTACCAGCCGATGCCCAGCAAGACATGAAGATTCTGCACCTTGAGGGAAGGGTGGATAAGCTTGATGGACACGTAGATAATTTGAGGTACGGGGTTAATGGCGGAGGATTGGAAAAATAATGTTTGAGCTACTCACTTTGTTCTTAACAGGAGGAGGGTCTGCCGCAATGGGCAGTATCCTCAAGGGTGTATTTGGAGCGATGACGGATTCGCGTCAACAGAAGTACGAAATGGAAATGGCGCGGGAGGCGCGAAACAATGAATTTGCAATTGAATATCAGAAGCAACTTAACTCAGGCCCGGGTGGTGCGTTCACTCGCGCTACTCGCAGGATGCTTGCTCTTATTGGCATGTCAACGCTCGCGTTCATCACCTGTATCACCACCGTCTACCCAAGCGTACCGCTCATCAGTACAACAAACATTACAGGAGAAGGGCGGAGAGAGTTTCTTTTCGGACTCCTCAGTTTTCCTGCTGAGCAAGCCCCTTTGGTCGTTACAACAGGACATATTGCGCTCTTCCAAGCAACCGTTGTCCTCCCCATGATCGTGGGCTTTTATTTCACACCCGGAGGAAGAAGATGATTGATCGTGACGTTATATGGGGTTTCGGAGGAACACTTGCGACTTTTTCCGGTTCTTTGCACGAATGGATTGGGGTAGTGGCTGGATCGCTCACCATAGTTTTTATGTCATTTAAAATTTGGCAGGAGATAAAAAAACGCAAATGAGTAGATACCGTTCATATGGAAAGCTTGACGATCAAGTACTCAGCGAGGGGGATCGTGGATTTCGCGGTATCGATTCGTACCAAGAGAAGACTTCGCTCGAAGGTGGATTCGTGGAGACTTCCGAGAATATGCGATTGGTTGGTGACTTGGCGGAGACACGCAAGGGCATAGACTTCCTCGCTGGCGCAGTTACGCTGACCTACTCAGCGGGGACTGAACAGGTATTTGCATCAACGCTCTTTAGCGATCCCGCAACTGGCCTAGAGTTTGTCGTAGTGGCAACCAAGGACAAAGCGATTATATGGAATGACGCGAACAATTCGGGCATTGCGATTGATTATCCCGGTGGAGAAGTTGTTGCGGAAGCAGACGGAGCGAGTTTCGTACAGTCGATGGAGAAGTTGATTTTGTTTCGAGGCAAGAACAAGACCCCGCTAGAATGGGATGGTGACTATTCAAGCCCGACTGATTTCGTAGTGAAGGCAAACGCATCTCCTGGTAGCGGAAATATCCAATGTCCGAATACCGACTATGGCGTGTTCTTCAGAAACCGACTTATCATTCCACAACCTACTGATTCCAAGTACTCGATCTTGATGAGTAGCTTGTTGGACACGGACGTCTATACTCCCGGTGACGCGCAATTCAGAATCAACAAGGGTTCTGCGGATTTCCTCGTAGGCTTTTACCCCTACCAAGAAGACCAGTTGATCGTGTTCATGCGTAATAGCATTCACATGATAAATAATATTGCGACCGTAAGTGCCGCAAATACGTACGAAATCACTCGCCAGCATGGATGCGTAGCTCGAAAGAGTATCGCTCAGTCAGGCCCGCAAACCTTCTTCCTGAGTGATAACGGAGTTATCGTCCTTAGTCCTGGTACTGACCCGGCTAAGGGATTGGGGGTCGCAATAAGCAAGGTTACCGGAGAAACGATTCCGATGACCCGTCAAATCCAAGATCAATTTGAGGACGTGAACTTCGCTCA